TTGCTCCGCCGATTGATTTTTACGATAAGGAAATATTTGAGACGTATTCACGGGCATTCTATTCAGTGGTAGCAGAGAAGGAAACACTAAGATTTTACTACGGCAAGAACGAGATATTGAGAAACAGGACGCGGGAATTCAAAAGGGATGATCCTGCTATCCTTGCCATAGGTGGATTGGTGCATACGTTGATCAACACAACGCCATGGATGGATTCGCAGAGTGAAAATATGTTTACCGTGGAGGAGGGAATCTAATGTTCACATTTAATCAGGCGTTAATCTTATTGGCTGTTGTTTTTGGGATTTCTCTATGCTTTGGGCTTTTTTGTGGTTGGCTGGTGTTTAAGAGCCGAAACGCCACCCAGGGAGAGAGTTTCATCGGGGGAGCGCCTAAAGGTACAGTCTTCACGATTCCGGATGCGGCAGAAGATGACCTGGACGCGGAGAAGAGCATACTGGATAAGAGTAAAGACTTTTTAAAGATATTTGAGGGAGGTAAGTAAGTGATGGGTTGTGTGTATCAGGCAGAAAATACCGTACAGGAGCAAAATCATCAAGTCATACAAAACAAAAAATAAGTGAAAGTATTAAAAAGCATTGGATATTAAGAAAATTAAGAATGGAGGCAGATAAAAATGAATCAAGATTTGTCGGGATTGCCTGTTAAGTGTCCTAATTGCAAAAAGATTTTATTTAAAACTACCGATAAGTACGATCCTAATGTAAGTCCGCGAGGGGATATGTTAAAATCCCTTGTGACGTACCACTTGGATTTTCTATTAACATCATCAACGCCTGTTTCTAGCTTGACCTGCCCGGAGTGCACCTGTCAGTTGGCGCCGTATGGAAGATTGACAGTGATTGAGCCGGTACCGTCGTTTATTATTCCGGAAGGTGTATTGACTGAAGAAGAGGCTAAACAGGCAGCAGAAACGCCGGGGAGACTTTTCCCTCTTGGGGAAATTCCCCAGGCAGAAACACCCGTGCCCCCGGAAGAAATCACACCAGAGGCAGCGCAAAAAGCACAGCCTCTAAATTCTTTTACCGATACGGGGATAAGGATACCCATGGAAGAAGCCAATGAGCTGGATGAGGCTTTGGACAAGGTTTCCGTAGGGCCGCAAATATTCATCTGCGACATCTGCGGCAAGGAATGTAAGAGCCAGTTCGGATTGAATAGTCATAAGAGGAGCCATAAGTGATTGATATGTCATTATTCACCCCTCCAACAATATGTAAGAGGGCGAAGGCTGAATATGATCACGGGAAAGAAGTTGAATATCGATTACAAAGAACTATCGCGAGGCTTGTTGATGACATAAATCAGCATAACCTAGAAACGAAAGACGTGTTTGAGCAGAATAGTCAATTAAAAAATCAAATTAAATTATTAGAAAATAAGAATAAATTATTAAAAGAAGACGTAAGTTGGCTTAAAGGAGAACACACGAGGCTTACTTTGGCTTATAGGCGGATCAAGGAAGAGATTAAATCGTTAGAGGGCAATCTTACTGTTGAGGTATTGTCATTGGATGAATTGACGGATTATGAACGTCAGAAGATGATTTTAAGTAACGCACAATATTTTCAATAAAGGAATCTTAATGTCTGACGACTCAAAAAAGATTATTGACGTTATAATCCGTTGTGCTAAAATGCTCATAAAATTACTGGAGAATTTAAAAAATGAACCGGTAAAATCTTAATATTTCTTCATCTATCCCGCCTTCTGGCTGCATAGTTTGATAAGCTGGCCGCGCATAATGCCCCGTCTGATTAAATCAGCGGGGTTTTATTATGTTAAGAGAATGGAACTTATCAAAATTGCCACCGAAAGACGATCCGGATGTTGGTCCGTATGCCTATTTGCTCTTTAACGCGGCTAAGGCCGAGAAAGAACGTCTAAATAAACCTCAAGACTTCGTAAATAATTACGCCCTCTATCGCGGACAACAGACCCAGCAGCAGACCGGCATGAAGGGCGCCAGGCAACCCAAGAAAGTCCTCACGCCGATCAACCTCTATTTCGCCAATATCGAAAGAACTGTCTCCAATATCACCGCTCGTAATCCTGTGGGTGAAGTCGTTGATCTGGACGGGACCGGAGAAGGTTCTGAAAAAGTCCTCTCCATGGTCCTCAAAAAGTGGTGGAAGGACACGGACCAGTTGCCCAAGATACGGCAATCCGCCCGGTCTATGGAAATATACGGTCACACAGGAGAAAAGCCGTGCTGGGATAAATCTAAGGACAATCCGGATATTGACGTAACCGATCCGTTTCAGGTGTTCCCAGCTCCCGGATACTGGGAAAACATCAGTGAAGATGCTCCATATATCGCGTTTGCATATGTTAAATTTGTCTCAGATATCGAATCATTCTTTGGCGTTACCAATGTGCAGGAAGATGAGGCCTATGAACTCATGGGCACAGAGCGAGAGAAATTCAAGGGAGAGGGCTACGGCGCCCAAAATACAACAATCGGCAATTACAGCGATCCCATGACAATAACAACCAGCGGGAAGACGCAAGACAAATCTCTGAAGCGTTGTTTGGTTATTGAGGTATGGGTAAGGGATAATAGCTTCACAACGATAACCGAACAGCGACCGTTCGTTGACCCGGGCACCGAAGAAGTCGTGCTGGATGAAGAGACAGGTTATCCGGTGCTTGAAGAAGTGGGTAAAAAAGTTCCTGTTTATTCGGATGGAATACGTAAAATCACAATTACAAAAAGCAAAGACCCTCAGTCGAAAGACGGGATTATCGTCCTGGATGACAGCGCAAACCCCAATATCAATCCCGAGTTGCCTACGGAACTGGCGATTAATACCTATCCATGGGGCCGGTTACCATATTACTACGCTAATTCCTATCGGGACGGCATTTCTGTATGGGGATTTTCGGCCGCCGAACAGGTGGGCGACCTTCTCAACAAGATCAACCTTATTTTCTCCAAGTTGATTGCCTGGGTGATCAACGTCATGACGCCGCCGCTGATCGTGCAGAAGAACTGCGGAATAACCAAAGAAATGATTGAAAGCACAATCAAGAATGCCGGAAGACTTATTTTAATGCCGTCAATCCCCAATGCCCGCATTGAATTTATGCGGGTGCCTAATCTGCCGCAAACCTTCTTTGCCGTTCTGGAGTTGATCGTCAGGTTTTTCGACCGTGTTTACCAGATTGAAGACGCTGACCGGGGCGTGGCGCCCAACGGCGTGATTGCAGCGCAGGCGATTGTCGCACTCCAAGAGAGAAACGCAGTCTTGATGCAATCGAAAACATCATCCATCGATTACCTGGCAGAGCAACGCAGCCGATGGGCAATAGGGTTGTATCAGAATTTCGGAACAAAGCCCGATTCGGTCAATGTGGATGATGAAACCTATGAGTTTTTCGGTGTGAACTTCGCCGGCCGTAAATACAACTATGTTGTTGAAAGCGGATCGACGACGCCAAGAACGTCATTACAGAATCAGGAATTGGCGTTCAAGTTATACGAACAGAAAGCTATCGGCCAGAAAGGTTTGCTGGAAGTGCTGAACTGGCCGAACTGGAGGGAAGAGGTTGAGAGGACGGCAGAATCCCAAGTTGATCAGGCCTTGCAAATCCTTGTTGATTCAGGACTGCCGGAAGAACAGGCGATGGCGATAAGGCAATTCGTCATGTCATCGTCAGAACAACTTAAAAACAATGGGAGGTAATATGCTGGTATTGGTCAACACAAGTTTCGGCTACATCATTGGAGAGAGGATCAACAAAGACAATAAAGACGTTTTAACCATCAAGGAACCGCGCAATCTGGTTATCGCTAATGACAAGGAGACGGGGCAGCATCATTTTGCCGTGGGAGAATTCCCGTGGAAACCCGCCGTTATAAACCTACCGGTGAATCATGTGTATTTCGATGTGACCGAGGAAGTGGTGAAAAAACTGTATCGTCAGGCTGTTTCCGGTCTGGTCCTTGCCGGTTCCGGCGATATTCAGAAGCCGCGTTGAGGTGAGCTATGCCAGTCTATCAATATGAATGCAAACTGTGTAAGACGATTACCGAGAAGGTCCACCGTATGGACAGTATCCCGAAGAAAGTGCGATGCTCAAAGCCGGGGTGTGGAAGAATGGCCAGGCGGATTATCGCACGAAGCGGAGCTATCCAGTGCGATAGCATTAACGACGTAAAGTGGCTACCGTCGGCTCTCATGACATTACCGGACAAAGCGGCAAGGCACATAACATCACGAACAGAACACCAACGATATTTAAAAGAAAGTGGTCTGGTTCAAAAAGCATGATGGATGAAAAAGAAAAAAAAATACTGGAATCTATGCTTACTCAAATAAAACACTTGAAAAGCATAAAAAAAACTGGTAATATTAAAATAACAGTGGAGCTTAATATGTCTCAGGGGAATATAGGCTCTGCGAATATTGAAAACAGGAACAAGGAGATTATTTTTCAAGCGTAAATAAATAACGGGGACTGAAAGCCTCTAAGAGTTACTTATTAAGCCCGGATTCTTTGGATAACGCAGCAATGCGCCAGAGAGTCCGGGCTTTTTTATTTTTTCTGATTCGGACAACCAGTCTAAACGTGCCCGACAGGGATAACACGAAATCCAACGCTGGCCGAGGAAGGAGCGGAAAATGAAGAAAATGAGCGAGATATTTAAAATGTTGTTGAAGCCTTTTATGAATGAGCGCGGCCAGGTGGGAGAACAGGACGATACTGCACCTGATCCCAATGCCGTTGAACTGGATGAAAACGGTTTTATTCCCGGCACCAACTTTAAATCCGTGGCCGACCTGATTAAGGGTCATACGGAACTGAAGGGTGCATTTGACAAGCAGGGGAATGAGCTCGGCCAGGTAAGAAGCCAGGCGCAAACGCTGGCGGAATCATTAAAAGAGGCCATCTCAAAAGGTGACGCACCCAAAGGCACGGCGACTCCAGACGATAAAGCGTCGGAATATGATGCCAAGGCGGCCAGTATCCAGGCGGAAATTGAAAAGCTCGACCCGATGGATGAGAAGTTTTCTTCCAAACAGGCGAAACTTGTTTCCGATCTGATCAAATATACAGCTATGTCTCAGCATGAAAAAACCCTCGGCGCGGCTAAAGGATTCCTTAAAGAAGAACTGGCCACCAGGGATTCAGCCGCCAGCCAGCAGAAATTCCTTGATGAAAACAAGGATTTCAACACTCCTGAAATGCAGACGAGAATCAAAGATTTTCGGGCGCAGGACAGAACTGGTATGCACGACAACATGAGCGCTTATTTTGCCATAAAAGCGGCCGACGCTGCACAGATAGCGACTGCCGCAACCACTGAACGCGACCAGATCAAGGAAATCCTCAAGCTGCAACACGGCAAGGATTCCACCGGGAAGGTGATCCCGAAAGGGCAATCTCCCGGAACTGTAACTAACCCTCAACGTGTAACAGGTGAAGAGGCTGACGCCGGCGCGAAAGCGGCTTTGGCGGCAGTTCGTGGCGGGTAAGTCTTTTTGCCTTTCTCAAATAGAAAGGAGATTGAGCTATGGCTCTCTTAGATGAACTGAATGCGGTAAGTACCTATTATTGGATGAAAACTCCGATGGGTGACTCGGTTGATATCGTTAGCAAGGCATCGGCTTTGCTGTATAAATTAATGGGCAATGCCATTGCCCGTAACAACTGGGAAGTCAAAAATCATGAGACCGTTGACGGCGGCCTTATGATCAAGGTGCCCCTGGAATACGCATCCTCGAATCACGGCGCGTATGGTCCTCAGACCGTCATTAACCAGTCGAAGAAGAAAATCTACGACGCAGCCCGTTTCGGATGGGGCGGCGCCTATGGTTCCAATTCGCTGGACCTGGATGATCTGACCAAGTGCACCGGCGATGAAGCGATGATCGATCTAGCCAAAGGCAAGATTGAGAGCATCAAAAAGGCGATCAGAATCGATCTTTCATCTCAGATTATGGCTCGCCAGACGGATGGAATCAGTCTCGACGGTCTCGGAAATCTTTTTGACACCACGACCTCGACGGAATACGGCTCCATTGCCGAGGACAATATGGCGGCATGGAAAGCCAATGTCATTACTACAGCGGACACCATCAGTTTCAGTGTCCTGCAAGGTATCTGGCGCACCCCGGCAATGGGCGATATCGATGAATATCTGCCCAATTTCTGCGTAACGACAGCCGTATTGCGCGACGGTTACGAGTTGTCCCTGCATCCCCAGCAGAGATACGCCAATGAGGAAATTGTCAAAGCCGGCTGGAACAACATCGTGCACAAGGGTGCTCCGATTGTTGCCGATACCTACCAGACCAGCGGGTATTTCGACGCCCTGAATCTCCGTTTCCTGCATTTAAGAGCACACAAGGATTACAATTTCACGAATCCCGTGTGGATGCACAAGGGAATTTTGGGCCAGCCGGACAACCATTCGGCCGATACCCGTTTCCGCGGCAATCTCATTTGCACGAACCGGCAGATGCAGGTCAGACACACCAATTTGACCGTTCCTACATAAGTATTAACGGGGGAGCAGGACGCTCCCCCGTAACCCTTTAACTTGCCCGGATGCAGTTTGAGATCCGGGGAAAGGATAAAACCATGAGTGAAAGAATTTTATCAGTAGGTGGACCGAGGGCATCCCGCCCGATTTCGGATTTCCTGATGGTCAATGACTATGAAGGCCCCAAAGCCGGAAAGTATTATGTTGACCTGAATGTTGCGGCGACGGGCTCAGGTTCGCCTGATCATCCGTTTTCGACGATTGCCGAGGCCATTACAGCCAGCAACGCCAGTATCGGTCTGGCGGCGAACCGTTGGTGGGCGCGACGCAACAAGATTTTTGTCTGCGGCGACGGAATTGAGGAAAATTTAACCGTTCTTCCGGAGAAATGTGACATTATCGGCTGCGGTTCTGACCTTGTGCCGTATCCCCGTATTATCGGACATCACACGATTGCGGCGGCGAAAGTGGGTTGCCGGTTCATCAATATGGGATTCACGGCGGACGGGACTGGCGATCTGTTTGTCATACCCGCCGGTTGTCACGGCTTGCAGTTTCTGGGTGGCCATATGCAGCCGTCCGCGGCCGGAAACACCAAAGCCCTGGAAATTACTGATTCGGCCCTCGTAAGGATCGAAGGCGTGGAGATTTATCAGAACCCCGCTGCTTACGGAACAGGGATATTTGCCGTCGGTATTGCCATTGAAGGCACGGCCTCGAATCACCAGACGGTAATCAAGGGTTGTTATATCAACGCAGCCGAGGGAATTGACGTTGTTTCAGGAGCCCCGGCATACGACAGCCGGATCGAAGATTGCACCATTCACGCCGTTGCTCTGACCATCGACGACAATTCGGACAAATTCCACATCGTTGGCAATAAACTCTTTACCGATGAGGACATTGATGCCGATCCGGCAATCGGCATTGATTGCAAGGTAGAATATGCGGCCGGCAACTTCATTACCGGTACAGGTACGGCGGGAGAAACATATACATTCCCGTATGCGCTGATTGCGGCAACATAACAATGAACTGTAAAAATAAAATTTAAAGGAGATACGACCATGATAGTTTTAGGACCTTTTATTCATGCCGATGGCGGCACGAAATATATTCCGGCACCGTGCCGCGGGACAGTCGCCAAGGTGCAGGTTGTTTTTCAGACCAACACTGTTGAAGTCGGCGATACCGTTGTTGTCGCACAGGATTCAACGGCGGTTAATACCGTTACGGCGGCAACCACAGCGGGCCTCGTTGTCGAAACGGGCGTCCCTGATGCCACCAACAAGGGGAAGGTTTTTGACCCCGATTCCGATACGGCGACCGAGCAGGTGATGAAGATTACGGACACCGGTTCTCCCGGCGAGAAGTATATCACAATCTTTTTCGATGATTCTGCTTACGTCGAACAGACACCGAGCGAAGCGTAAACTCAGCTTAAAGCCCTCTCCGAGAGGGAGAGGGCTTTTGTGGTGAGGTTAAAAAAGGGGTTTAAACATGGCACATTTTGCCGAACTGGACGAAAAAAATATAGTTAAAAGAGTTATCGTAGTTGATAATATCAACTGTGTTGATCCATCAATAAAAATGTCTTATCCAGTTCTTACTCAGTCGATTCTAAAATCGGCAAGTGGGAAAATAGTTAGTATGGATAAAGCAGGAACTGTTGAAAAAGAAAATATTAATTGGGAAGATGAGGCAGTAGGAATAACATATTGCCAAAAGATATTTGGAAAAGACACAATGTGGAAGCAGACATCTTACAATGGGAATATCCGGAAGAATTATGCTGGCATTGGATATACCTATGATGCAAAGCGGGACGCATTTATTCCTCCTCAACCTTACAAATCTTGGATTTTGAACGAAATAATTTGCCAATGGGAAGCTCCGATTAAATTTCCTGATGATGGTAAAATGTATAATTGGAATGAAGATAAACAGATTTGGGAGGTTATGGAATGACAGTAGCAACTGGCGGAACCATAACATATACTGACGCTGATGGCTTAAACCCACGAGCTGATACTCCTTATGATGGTGGATATGTTGTCCACACTTTTACCGGAACCAGCACTTTAGCTGTCTCCGTAGGTGGTGATATTGATTATCTCGTTGTAGCTGGCGGCGGAGGTGGAGGCCAAAATCAGGGCGGCGGTGGCGGAGCTGGCGGTCTCAAGCAAGGCACATTAACCATAACGACAGGCAATAAAACAATCACAGTCGGTGGAGGTGGTGCGGCTGGTAAGTATCCCGGCGGTAAAGGTGGAAATTCTGCATTAGATGATGGCGGAGCACAAGAGGTCGAATCAACTGGCGGCGGAGGCGGTGGTGGTAGTACTTCCGGAAATGACGCCGGTGACGCTGGTGGTTCTGGCGGTGGCGCTCAGATATATGCCCCAACCCAAGGCGGAGCTGGAAGTGCTGGCCAAGGATATGATGGTGGAGACGCTGGAGGAACAAGTAAGGCTGGTAGGTCTGGTGGTGGCGGTGGAGCGAGTGGAGTTGGTGGAGACGGTATTTCTGGTGGTAATCGTGGAAATGGAGGAGACGGCATAGAGTGGCCTGCTGATTCCGGCAATTATTATTCTGGTGGCGGCGGAGCAGGTGGTTATGATGGATGGACTCCATCTGGCGGTGGAACAGGAGGAAATGGTGGCGGTGGTGACGGGAGTCTGACTGTAGCTGGAGAAGATGGCACAACAAATACAGGTGGCGGAGGCGGCGGCGGAGATAATGACCATCCTGGCGGTGCAGGCGGTTCTGGAATTGTTATTGTTAGATATTTGTATGAGGCGGCTGGCAGCGGTGCTTTAGTGGGCGGCAGTGCATTGGTAGGTGGTCAGATATTATGCGGGAACAGCCCGCTGATTAATTAGGAGTTATTATGCAATATCTTGGAGATTATGCAGAAGATTACGCAACATTGAATTTTAAATTTTCTACCCATAAGGCGGACGGGACACCGATTGCTTTAGCGGGTACACCGGCAATTTCAGTCTATAAAGCCAACGGGACTACGCAATCCACGGCAGGAGTAACGCTTACAACTGACTTCGACTCCGTAACCGGATTAAATAACGTCCTGATTGATTTATCCGCAGACGCTTTCTATGCCGTAGCTAATGATTATCAGGTAGTAATAACGACAGGAACGGTTGACTCTGTAAGTGTAGTCGGAACTGTCTTGGCTCATTTCTCGATTGAGAATCGTTTTCAAGAGGCTGACGTTACAAAGATAGCTGGCGTGGCCGTGTCCACGTCCACGGCGCAGATTGGCGCTAATATTGTTTCGCAGGACAACATTGATTTCGGGGCGCTGCAAAAGGCGAGCATAACGGCGGCAGTTCCGGCGGCCGCAGATATTAAGTCAGCACTGGAAGCCGATGGTTCCAAGCTGGATCATCTTTGGGAAACAACAGAGGATGATGGCGGTGTGCGGCGCTTCAATGAAAACGCGCTTGAAGAAGCGCCATCCAGCGGGAGCGCCCCCACGGTTGAGCAGATCCGGGCGGAAATTGACAGCAACAGTACGCAACTGGCCGCAATCTTGGAAGATACAGGAACGACCATACCCGCATTAATCAATGCGGATAGCGGTGCAGGGGCTATTTCATGGACATACACGCTGACCGATTCTGATGATGGAACTCCTATTGACGGCGCTGAAGTATGGGCAACGACCGACGCGGCGGGAGAGGATGTTGTTGCGTCCGGCACAACGGATTCTTTCGGCGTTGTGACATTTATGCTGGACGCCGGGGCATATTATTTCTGGAGAAAATGCTCCGGATATAATTTCGTAAATCCCGATCAGGAAACGGTGTCGTGAGGTCATAAAATGGCAAGCTCAGGAACAGGAACCAAAGCAACGGCGGTTACAGACTCTTCAATCACTTTATCCTATCTGGTTGAGGCGATAGACGGCATTATACAGGATTCAGCTTTTGATGCGGTGAAAATTACTAAAAGGTTGAACCTGATGCAGTCCCGTATTGCCGGAGGGATTAAGATGCCGGACGGCAGTATGTCCCCGTCTCTTCCTGATCTTTATAAATACGGAACAGTGACCACTCTGACAACGGCCGCTTATGTCTCTCTCCCATCAGATTATCAGCGCAATGCGTTTAAGATACTGGATAGTTCAGGCAATAAGATTGCTCCGCCGAGGGGCGGTGATTATTACGCCTTCAATCTGTTTTTAAAGCAAGTTTACGATTTAACGCTTTCAGCGGTCGGCGCCATTACGAAAGTGGCGATAAAGGGAAGAAAACTTTATTATCAGGGCATTCCGGCGACTGCCGAAACGCTGGGCATTCATTATTACCGGAAACCTACCGATATGGCACTGGACGATGATTGTCCCGATGGTATCCCGACCGAAGACCTTCAGTATCGGCTTTTAGTCCATGGCGTCTGCGCTGATATCTTCGGCGTAGCGATTGAAGACGGCCAGGACAATACAGCGATAGGCACAAAGTACCATAAAGGCGAATTCTACAATGCCATGCAGGAGCTTTGTGAGATTGTCGGAATAGATGCCGAACCACAATTTTATGGCGAAGACGATGAAATTGACGCGGGAGCGTGTGATTAATGGGCGAAATTAACGTCAACGGCTTTTCCGGAGCCAATAATGTTAATGAACAGTTTTACGCCAAAAAAGGCGGCATCCTGTCTCCGCGTGTAATTCTTAATGCCGATGTGAATCTGGATGGCAGTTTGTCAATCCGGAAAGGGAAAACCCTTTATATTTCTCTGGCCGGAGCGCATAGTCTTTGGGCTGGGAATTCCTGTATGCTTTGCGTTGCAGGCGGGTATCTCAAGCGAATATCCAATGGTGTAGCAACCAATATAACAGCCATTACGGGGCCGAAACATCCCCTTTCGTATGTTGACGCAGAAGATAAGGTTTATATCTCAAACCAGTACTGGCAGGGAATCTTTGACCCAATCGCCAATTCGGTGGCTTCATGGGGCGTTGCCGTTCCTCCCGGCCCGATGCTCCTGTCAAGCTCTGGCAATCTCCCTGCCGGTACCTATCATGTCTGTATGACCAATGTGTCAGGCAGTGAAATTTCCGGAAACAGCCCGATTTCTTCTATTACCCTGGCCGCAGAAGGTGGAATTCAGGTCTTAAACCGTCCGACCGGCGCCTTGGTTTGGGTTACGGACACAAATGAAGGCATATTTTATCTGGTGGGCGCCACGTCAAAAATCGTTGATCTTCCAACCGTCGAACCTTTACCTACGTTTTTATGCTCTCCGCCGCCGTACATGGAAAATCTTTGTTATGCGTTCGGGCGAATATGGGGATCGGTGGGATCTGATGTTTATTACAGTATGCCTTTTAATCCCGGACTCTTTAAATTGGCCTCGAACGTCTATCATTTTGAGGATGATGTGACCATGATCGCCAAAGTTTCCACGGGGTTATTTATCGGAATGAAAAAACGGACACGCTTTCTTGCCGGAACGATACCGGAACAAATGTCTGTACGAGATGCCGGGGCAGGAGCAATCAAGGGGACGTTGAGTTACTGCAATAATATGCCGGAACTTAGCTGGACGCTTGGAACCCCTGAAAAAGACTTTAAAGACGTGCCGATGTGGACAACGGAAGAGGGGATTGTCATCGGGCTTGCTTCGGGGAACCTTCTTAATGTGACCAAAAACAAACTGAAAATGGGCATCCCTGACCAGGGGGCTTCCTTATATCGCAATCTTGACGGCGTGATTCAGTATTTGACCAGCTTTAAAAGCGGAACAACAGGAACCGGAAAAGGATTCCGTGATGAAGAAACATACAATGCCTTTAAGAACGGGCAGATCGATATTCACAATAAAACACTGGAACAGGAGGCCACGCGGGTAGGCTTTGCGGATGTGGCCAGTTGTAAGGTGTATCGTGGAGGTGTGGAGATTTAACGCATAACAGGTACGTATAAGCCGCGATTTCGCGGAACTGTAACGCCTGCATTTATCCCAAGGGATAGGTGCGGGTGTTTTTTTATTTTAACGCAAAGGAGAAATGATCATGGAAAAAAAAGTAATACCCATTGATTTGGGCAACATTCGGGACAGTGCGGAAGCGCGATACGCGGCCAAGCACTTCATGGAGTCCGGCTTAAACTTTCACGGCCATGTATTTACCGACCATTTCCGCGATGGCAAACTGATTCATTCGTGTGATCAGGGCGGAAACACTTTCACCACAGAAGGCCTGAATTATCTGCTGGACATTATTTTCGGCACAACCTCAAAAGCCGGGTCTGCAATCTGGTACGTCGGCATTTTCAAAAACAATGTCACCCCGGGATTGACCGATACGGCCACGGCGAAACTCGGCGCGGCAGGAGCTTACGGTGAATGCCAGGATGCCGACTATGATTCTCCGGCCACCAACAAGCCCGCTTACACGATTGCGGCGGCAGGCTCAGGGTCATGCACCAATGCAGCTTCGGCAGCCTCTTTCACCATTGCCGGATCAATTACAGTGTATGGCGCGTTCCTGGGATCGGGCGCGGCCAAGACCGACACCACCGGCAAGCTGATGTGCGCGAAGAAATTTACCACGGCCCGCGCTGTTGTGGACAACGATGTGCTGGCAGTAACTTATATTATAACAGCGACTACTAGCTAAAAGCTCTAAATTTCATTTGACTTACTATCTCCTTATGGTATAATAAAACAAAAAATCATAAGGAGATAAATATGATAAATGAATATACTATAAAAGGTGATGTAGTGGAAATGGTAGTGCACGACAAGACAATTTTATTTGATATGGGTGACTTTCCAAAACTGGATCGCTTTAACCAATGGAAATTATCAAGGGGGAAGTCTGTTGTTGCCGACTGCCGCATGGGAAGTAAGATGCAGAGGATAACTCTCCATCGGCTAATAACAGGGTCGAAGTTTGTGAAGTGGCTGAATGGCAATATCTTTGATTTTCGCAAAGAGAATATTGTTCCTATCGAAAAATCTATTCGGCCAAGACCATGTGGGGTGACGTTAAAGGGAAATCAATATCGAATAAATCAAGATACAATAATTATGGATATTATCGCTAAGGGAAAACAGTATGAAATATATATTGATTTTAACGATTACCAGTTAATCTCAAATTACACTTGGTATGTTAATCCGGGTAGCGGATATGTCCAAACAAAAGCGCGGCTAGGGAGAATGGTTAATAAAGGTTTGTATATGCACCGGTTAATTATGGGCGTTTCGGGGCATAAGTCTTACGTGGATCATATTAACGGGAATAGGTTGGATAATCGTAGGTCTAATTTGCGAATATGCAGTCCGTCTCAAAATGGCCACAACAAGCATATAAGCGACAGGGTTGTTGGCGTAACCAAGGTTGTTGTTTCTTATTGGGAAGCGCGAATACAAGTTAATAAAGTCCCTTTTATGAAACGATTTAAAACTTATGAAGAAGCTCTGACTCAACGCAGACAGTGGGAAAAAGAGTTTAATCCGTCTGGACTAAACGGAGATTCAAATGCCGACACATGACTTTATTGATATTGGGGATGTTCTGAAACATGAAATCCTCATAGGGACGATCTTAACGATAGATTCCGCCACGGACACTTGCACAGTGACCGTTGGCGGCGCGTCGCTGACTGCCCTTATCTTTTATCACTGAGACCCTGATTCGCCGTTGCGTGACAACGGAGCGATAGAAGGCGGAGCAGCCGGTTTTGAAGTTGGAAACGAGGTATTTGTCTTGAAGAAGATTACGGACACACCGGAATTAGCAGACGTAAAAGTAATCGGCCATACGGACGGGGTTCATGCCTGCTTGCATGAGTATCTTGTCGTATCTCTTCTTGAAAACGAGCACCCGCACACAGGCGTAGGCCTATATTGTATTGTTTGGGACCTGAAAAATAATTGCATGGCAACCAATGTAACATTAAATACTTCCACGCCGGAACTTCCTTTATATGCGAGCTTCCCGTGTTTAGCCAGCAGTATAAGTATTTGGCTGGCGGCCCTTTCGTTGCCAACAGTTAAGGGGAGCGTCTTTGTCAATGGACAGGCCGGAAGAAGAAGCCCACCGGATACCGTTCCACCTTACTATGATGGCATGACAAACGGATCCGGGTCGGGGGCACAACCGTCTTGGCCGACCTTGTTAGGGACAACGGATACGTCGGATTGGGTACGGGTTGCCAGTGGAACGTGGTGGTGGGACGGTCCGTCTTGGCACTGGAATTGGACAAAAGATCTAGTTGTTAACTACTTGGTTCAAGGGTGCTATGGTTATAGCCCGTGGGAGAATGGAGAACTTAAGGAGTCAAATTCAAGAGGGTTAGAAATCTCCCCATATTTCACAGACTACGCAGGGGAAACTAGCTACTACCAATGGTATTCCTCTCTTCAAATCCATACGTACTCGTCCAGCGCCGGCTATGAGGGTTACTTCCCCTTGGACGTGGCCAGTGTCTCCGAGGATACCGCCGCTACCGTAGCTAATTATTTAGGCAAAACGCCTTATGGTACGCTATACACAGGAACTCATCTATCTTCGAGTAGTACCGTGATAACAACGACTCCAGGCGATCCAGTAGTTGTAACAACCGCAACATCGTCAACCCAAGACTGGGCGGTTATGCCTGCATTTGGAAGAAGTGATAAATATACCAAAAAGAATATTATACATATTGCAAATATAAGTACGTCTCTAGGCGAATCGTCGGTACCTGGCGATCCTGGCGGGACAGTTACCATAGCCCATTATGTTGAGGCGTTTACTCATTCATGCGAGGACACATCTACGGTTAATCCGCTAACAATATCAAGCAATACAGCGCTTAAAGCCGCCATAGAAGCTCTATTAGATCAAGAGACAACGGCGCAGGGGATTCCACTGTCAAGCGTTAAATTATATAGGGTATCTGGAGAAATTAAAAAAACAGCGTAAAGGAGAAATATTATGAATAATAAATTAAAAGTTGGTGTAGAAATGAGCGGGAGCATTGAGGCACAGAGAATCCTTCCCGTGGCATTCTCTGTTAAAACGGTTTGGGATTTTGAATGTTTCCGCAAAGACGGATCGCTCAAATGGGCTGAATTACAGCGTCCCAATATCATCACCACGGAAGGATTAAACAGTCTGCTGGATGTTTACCTTCGCAACCAGACGCAGATAGCCGCCTGGTATATTGCTCCGGTTGAAACAGATACCGACGCAGCGTTGGGTATGACCTATGCCGTGCCGGTATTTACCGAATGGGATGGATATACCGAAGCTGCAAGACAGGCATACACAGGCGCAGCGGCCTCCGGTGGAGTGATAACCAATACTGCCAGCAAAGCCACATTTACCTCTAACGAAACAAAAACATTATATGGAGCGGCGCTGGTTGGCGGCGGAGCCGCCGCATCCACTATGAGCGATACGGCGGGAGGCGGAACGCTGTTCTGCTATTCCAAGTTTTCGAGCAGCAAGGACGTGGAAAACACCGACACATTTAAGGTTACTTTAACCGTAACAATCGCCAATGCGTAATAGGATAAAAAATGGATTGGTATTCCGATTGGACTTATAGAAAGAGAAGGCCATTATCTCGAGCAAGTGGTGCCGTCAGTAATTACCAGACGAAATTACTGGTAGGCGAATCATCCGGATCGGGCACGTGCGACTTCCATTGTGAAGGGCACTGTCTATCTAATTTTAATGATTTGCGTTTTACCGCCTCTGATGGAACGACTCTTTTAGCTTATTGTATCATATCGATAAGCGGAACAACGCCCAACCAGGTTGCTACTATTTGGCTTAAATGTGACAGCATAGGGATAACCGATACGACTTTTTATGTCTATTATGGGAAAGCGGGGGCTTCGGCATATAGCGCCGGAGCGGACTCTTTCGAGTTCTTTTGTCATTTTGATGCGGCACTTGATAGTGCCGACTGGAATCATTGGTGGAATTATGGCGGGTCATATAGCGTTGCGAGTTCAATTCTGACCATGACGGGCTCACCATTGCAACAACAAGGATGGGGATGTAAGCACAAATATGGAACAAATTATGCTTTTCATGCTTACGCTAAAACGACATCAGAAGCGGGGATGTTTCCGGAGAAAATAGTCTTCTGTATTAGTGACCAAACAGATTCATCTAGTGCAGGCGCGAATGGTGCATATTTTATAGAAGATGTAAGTGCGACTAAAAGTTATTTAACTGTGAAGGATTCTGCGGGAACGAGTGAAACACGCACGGAAGCATTGACGTCATATCAAGAATTAGAGATACGTCGTAATTCATCGACGAATGTTAAATTTTTGATAGATGGGGTGCTTAAAAAAACAATATCAACAAATGTGCCTACTGCTAATTGCGGAATTGGATTTTATGATGCTTCTGGTGATCCTGTGTCGGTTGATTGGGTATTTGTAAGAAAATATCAGGAACCGGAACCAGCGTGGTCCGGATCATGGAGCGAAGAACTAACAAACTCATTAGACGTGACTCAACCAGAAGAAATATCAATTTCCGATGAAATGATTGGCGCAAACTATGATTCAAGAATTTCCGAATCAGCGTCTATTTCGGATCAAATGTTGCCTGATCATTTAGTCGATAGTATTTCAGAAACAACATCTATCATAGATGAAATGTTGCCTTATCATTTAATTGATAGCGTTTCTGAATCAGCATCTATCTCAGATGAAATGTACGGGAATATGCTGAGAGGGGAAACCTCAGAATCAGGAAACATTAACGATAACTTTGGGAGGGAATATGAAGTAACAAGGACAACGGCAGAAACCTCAAATGTAAATGATACCGTTGGGTATATTTTCCAAGTTAATATGACAATTAATGATAGCCTTACGATGGTTGACGCTGCTGAACGCTCATTTCCTCAAACAATCACAGATTTAATCTTTATTTGGGATACAATAATCCATGGATGGAGCGTTTCTATAGATGAAAGCCTTGTGTTGACCGATACCCTATCGGAAGTCTTGGGCTTAATGATCGACGACTGGATCACGCTGATTGATTCCCAAACAAATAACTGGAACGGGCGGGAAATAGTCAATCAGACTCTTAACCTTTACGATGTTGCCGAAAAGTGGTTAATATATTCCGATACAATCAATGAATCATTGGGAGTAACAGACGCGACCACTTATGCCCTGACGGTTTCCGTTCTGGAATATCTCGGATTTACTTCCTTGGCCTCAGCTATGAAAACAATGGCCGATAGCCTTTCTGAAAGCATTGCCTTTGCTGATGCGCCTAGCAACGCATGGCAGGAAATTATATCCGAAACATTGCAGGCGGTTGATACATACAGCGTTATCACTACCTTTATCGGGAATATATCGGAGAGCTTGACTCTCACGGATACAAACAGCCTGATTAACCGGTTGGGTTTGTCTCTTAGTGAATCTCTTGTTTTAACCGAGACGATATCCAGCAAAGGGACTCTTTACTCAGCGGTTTACGACACGATTGCCATGAACGTGACCGTGGAGCTTGCCGGTGAGGTTTATGAGTGCTACGTCTTAAATACGCCGAAATTCATGCCATCCATGTATTCAGGGTTCGATTTTAATTCTTATTGCGTCTTTGAGAACAGAGCATACGGCGCTAATGATACTGGCGTTTATGAGCTTACCGGAACAACGGACGCCGGGAGCACGATTCACGACGGAGTTATTTTAAGTAAAACAGATTTCGGATCACGTAACCAAAAGAAATTCAGAAGGGCTTACTTGGGGATATCCGGCACGGCGCCGGTCATGGTCTTTGAATGTGAGGACGGCAGCAGACAGGTTTATAATGTTGACACCAACGGGAAACTTGTCGTTTCGAGAGAACAGAAAAGTAAAGAGTGGAAACTGAGCATAGCTGATTTTGATACACTCGACGTTATGAAGTTGATCCCGGTGATTTTAAGCAAGTAGGTTGATTATGTCAGAATTAATAAGAGAAAGAGCGCAATATACTAAAGGCAAAACGCCGATAATCATAAAATATCTGGTGGACCATAAACAGTTATTTAATGAGATTGCCGGACGTGGTTTTCTCAATCTTCCAGGATACGCTTACGACGCTGAAAACAGTATTGAAATGGCCGCGAAGATGGGTTTATCTGAACTGAATTATAAAATAATGGCCGAAACAATAGAACGCGAACTCAAACAAACCGGCATAGACTATGACCAACTTTATAAAGACGCTATAATGGCATGGGAAGTTGAAAAGCAAGATTTGATAGAGGATTGGGACCATGAGCTGGCGGGAATCAAGCAGGGCATGGCCGAAGAAGAAGAGGTTAAAGAACGGCTAGGCCTTGAAGTTGACGCAAGACAATCTGTCTTAATTACTGCCAAAACAGCGATTGAATTGGAAATGGAAGGATATCGTACAACCCTGGCGGGATTAGATGGCGCGACCGCGCCTTATGAGGTGTCTCTCGCTAACGCAAAACTTCTTACCGCTCAGAAGAAACTCGACCTTATCCCGATCATTCAGGAAATTATAACAAAAGAAACGGAACTGCTCGGATTGGAAAGCAACAAAACCGCCGAATATACCAAATTAATGAACGCAGAACAGGCAGTCGCTACCAAAAAACAGCAACTAATCCCAGGCATGGCAGAGTTGGCTACCGTCATGCAGGAACACGCCAGTCTTATTCCGAGTCAGATTTCGATAGAAGGGGATATTGCTAACGAAAAGCTGGAACAGGCAACGATTGCGGTTGAATTGGCAGAAAACAAAGTAGAGGAAATAAATGCAGAGATAGACGCCGAAACAACCAGACTGGAACTTTCGGGAGCGCAAAGAGACCTTAAAGATTTGCAATTCGATCACGCTCAGAATCTTATTAAATCGGAAATTGATAAAGATACCGAATATCAAAATGCTCTTGCAGATTCAATTGATACGATGATGGACGGCGACAGGCAGACGGCGGCGAAACTGTTATCAGACAAAGAGGCGCTAAACGATATTAAAAATGACACGGAATATGAAAGCACAAAGACACTGGAAGAAGCCCAAGCTTCTGCTGTAAGCAATAAAACCACCGCCGACATATTCAAAATAGAAGAAGAAACTGCCCTAAAAATAGCGAATCAAATTACGGCAACACTTACACATTTAATAGGACAATAAAATGTCAGACGACGCAAGAGCAAGAAATACAGCAAGAGAAACAAAAATATGGGTTCCTTTTGTGCGTTCATATCCTTTTAATGCCACGGAAACAGCGGAGAGAATTATTATTTTCGGAATGTTCGCTAACTCCTATCTAAACGGCCAGAATTATCTTAAGCAGATTGAGGACGCAGAGTTAGCCAATCTCCTAACAGATTATAATTCCAAACTTTCCGAACTGACCAATCAGGAAACCATTATTGTCGCGGATATCGTTTCAAAAAGATATCTGGCCGGCATTGATAAACTTGTCCACGATCAAAAGATGGTTACGGCACAGGAAAAAATTGATATGGAAAACGCCTTGGCTTCCGCCAAATATGCAGCGCTGGCAACGGATCGGGCAGCGTTGACCACCATGTCCGCAAAAGTGACGGCAGAGACATTAAAGAACAATGCCCGGATAACAGAACTCGAAGCATTAATTGAAATCGAGGGAATAAACTTAAGCGAAGTAGAACTGGAAATATTAAAGAAAGAACTCGATTCTTTAAGAGTGGATAATCAAAAACTGGAAATGGCCAATGAGATTTTGCGCATACAAATACAGACGGTCAGAACGGCGACGGAACTCTTAGACATTGATGTTCAGATGGCCAGAACTCAGGTGGATATCGCTGAGACAGAAAGAGCAATCGCCAAGATAGGTCTTTTGGCTGATGATCTTACATTGGCTCAGGCGCAAACGACCATCGACAAAGCGCAGATTCCTATATCCGAAGCAAGGATAACTCTGGCACGCGCCAAGGTGACGGATATTGAAGCAGAGCTTGATTACATTACAGGCACTTTAAGGGGAAATGAAGGTGTTGATTATGCAAATAAAGAAGCCTTACTCAATTTAAAAGATATTATCAGACAATACGAACTGGAACGCCGTGAAGCGCAAAACGAACTGGACAATGACCTAAAAGAAAATGCGTCTGAATCGGATATAACGATTGCAGAAATTAATCAAGACTTTCAACCAACGATTGACGCATTGCAAGAGGCCAAATATAATCAAAGCGTATCAGACCATTGGCGGATAATCTATGCGACGCTTGCCGCATTAGAAGATATGGTGAAAGCGGATATTACGACAACATTATCCCATATAGTTAAGAAACAAGAGCCGACGACATGAACAAAGAGGATGTGATCAGAAAACTAGAGAGCATGAAAGGACTGGCCGGGAGCGGAACTGTATTAAGCGAGGTCGTCCGCAAGTTGAATGATTTTGTCGGGACTATGGAACCGGGTGATCTTGTTGACTCAAAAAGAGGAGTGGCCACAGCCGCACCCGTAGCTTATGACTTGTGGTATTTATTTTATCATCAAAACTTTATGCGAAAGTATTACACAACGGGAACGGAACAGGACCATAAAGAAGATTATGCGACATATTTATCCGATAAGCTGTCTTTTTTAAATACACTGCCTGGGTTAAAGCCTCTTAAGGTTCTGTTAAATTTAGCTAAAGACCTCACGGTTCACCAATATGAACGCTTTGATTCCGTGTGGGACAAGCATCAAGTATATACGAACAACGGCATTTATTGGATTAACTCGATATTCTTTGAGTTGATTGTTAAAAACAAACACATACAATACCCGTCGGATGGATCGCCGCGATACAAAACACACCCCAACGAATATGTTGGATATATCGCTTTCCCGATAGGGCAACTTGGAGTAATGGAAGTTGTTTCTCTATTTCAGGAAACAGACTTAAGGGGATATAAATTTACTAAAGTTGATTCTCTGCCGACGTATCACGTAAAACCGCCGATATCTGATTTACAAGATCAATACAAACCTTCCCTGCAAAGCGTTCCTGAAATGTTCCCGGACATGAAAGACAGTAATGGAAACGCTCTTGCAGGTCAGAATTATTGTTATGGCCGGCACCTGATAGAAAGTGCTTATTTAATGCCGGAAACCCTCGGTGCTCAACAGAACGCTGTTAACTCAGACGGTACGACCGCCTATGCTCCGGTGGCTAAAAATGATGTTGAATTGTGGGCTTCTGATATTAAGGATTATGGCGAGGATGTTAAACCTAAATTGTGGTGCCGTTACTGGATACATAAAGATTCGACTATGCCGGTTCCGGGAGAATTCATCGGCATTCTGGTTCGTCCGGTGGCCGCTCCGCCTCATGTATGGTGGTTTCAGGAATCATCCCCATTTTTATACGCCGGTAACTGGATAGAAACAGGAAACCTTACGTCGGGGATTATTACGCAAGTTACACGCGAAGCAGACAGACCGGCAGGCAGTGTAGGGAATGAATATAAAGCTACGATTCAGGGAGTTGAGGTTACATTATATGCGACTGATTTCTTCCTGTATAGCGTGGGTGATCGTGTGGCTATTCTTAAAACAGATAGCTTGGCTCCGGCAGCAAAGTCATTCACGGCGTTAAGCCAACAACATTTTACCAACGAGGCAACGATTACAGTAACGACATTGTATGTAATCGCGCCATTAACATACTATAAATTAAAGCATTAAGGAGTACGGCCATGGGAAGAAGAAATTTACAAGCATTAATTGATGAAGTCCTGGGTATGGCAAAGAAAAAAATGGGGCAGGGTCCGAACACATGGGAAAACGCCGCTGATGAAGCAGAGGCAAGAAGCGCCAGGGCAAGCGAGGCATACAATAAAATGTATGAACCTCCCAATAGCACGACTGCGCTTGATCGGGCGGCCAAACTCAAAGAGCGGGAAATGATGAATACCGGCGCTGAGAATGTAGAGAATATCAGGGAGACAGGAGCATTAGCAAGAGAGCAAATAGGTGCTAGCAATAAAGTTGAAACTGCCAATATTGGACTTGAAGGAATTAAATATGGTGCCGATCAGTCAAGAATAGGGCAAGAAACAATGGCAGGAGCACATAAGTATGTGGCAGATCAGGGATTTGCCTCTAAAAAATATGAGGTTGATGCGGGGGGAAAAGGCGGCGATTCTTTCTCTACCTTAATGGGTAAGGCCATCGAAAGCGATCCGTCTATCCTGAGTGATCCTAAAAAACTTGCTGAAACATCCAAAAATATAAGGAGTATGCTTCCCCCGGACATAAAAAGGGGAAATGATTATCAGACGGACAATGTATTGAATTCCTCTCCCGCGCCTACGACTCCCGCAGTTCCTTCTTCGGTACTGCCAAAACCATCGGCAAGGGTGGCGTTGAATAATTCCAATGTTCCGGTTAATCCGGTTAATAATAGTTTTTCTAATCCTACAATGGGTTTCCGCCGTTTTGGAAATCCATTTGAAGCAGATTCTCGCAATTTGGAGAAAGATTATTCAATGGATAGCCCTTTAACAATAAAGAAAAATAAGAAGAAAGTTCAAGGCGAAGTAATATAATCCACTACGCAGCCCTAGGAGTCGCAACATGGCATTCGATATTCTTAAATTCTACGACGATCATAAAGGTTATTACGGAGATACACCCCTGGAGGATGTGGCAAAAGACGCCTATTCCAGAGGGTTTCACAATGGTGAGCCTGATTTTGATACATGGCGACAGTCTGCCGGTATCGATCCTATTCTGGAAGAAGATCGCAAGAAACGGAACCCGACGTTTGAGGATAAACTGAGAAGTGCGGTTGAGAAACCAGCCGAAAGCAATATTGTAAAATCGTTTTTACAGGGCGGCGCGGAAGGATTGACGACCGAACTCCCCTCTATGATTGGCGGAGCCTTGCAATTCACAGGTTCACATCTTCCATTTAAAGGAATTGAAAAAGCCGGCAAATCCCTGAAGGATTGGGCAGAAGAAAAGAGACAAGAGCTATACGGGCCGGAAATAGAACGCACAGGCCTTGATAGAATCGTTTATGAAGGAACCAAGATGCTTGCCCCGTCGCTTATTCCCGGCGGAGTTGCCGGAACGATTGCGAGAGGGGCGAAGGGCGTCAATGCTTTATTAAAGGCGGGAAAAGTAGCAGAGGCCACAGCAGCCGCGAAATCAGCCACAAATATAGCAGGCGGATCGGCGGCGGCTTTATTTGGACTATCTCAGGCACAACAAACCAAAGAAACGGCAGAACAAACAGGGGTTGACGCAGGGTTAGCGCCTTATGCTACCGGTGCAATCGAAGCGGCCGGCGAATTTTTAGGGACAAAATACCTTGCAAAACTATTTCGGTTGGATGAAGCGGACGTGGTTAAGCGCGGCGCAAAAGAATTTGTTAAGGATTTAATTAAGACAATCGGCGTGGAAGTCGGTACTGAAATAGGGCAGTCAGGCGGAGAGGCGGCAGTCGAAAAATACTCAGGTATCAGACCGACAGCAAACCCGATCATGGAAGCCATTGACGTTATTGGTCCCACGACCTTTATGACATTGCTTACCGGCGGTCTTGCCGGAGTAGCAAACAAAGCAAGAAGTCAAAAGCCAGAAGATAAAGAGGCAACGCAAGAACTGGATAGATTAAAAGCCGGCGCCATGTTTAAGATGGCAATCCATGAAGGGCTTGTTACCGGTCAATACGAAGGGAAACCATTTACTTCTGAAAATGCTATTGGGATTATTAAGGATGCTCAGAATAAAGGCATATTCGATAATACTGACATTGACAAATTCAAAGACACATTCCCGCAGTTAAGAGACGGCTTGAATGGCGTCATAGCTGAAAATGTTGTCAATAAAGTGAGTGAGGCAGTTAAGCAAATACCCTGGCAGGATTTTACTTTAAAAGGCGAACCATATCAAGAAGGCGTAACCGTTGGCCAACCTTACGGCGGTGAAATATTAAGGCCGGTAAAGAGTAAATCAGAAGATAATGTGATTGACGCTGAATATAATAGCGTAAGAAAAATTGAAGCACCGCGAGGGGAAGAAGCAAAACGACTACCGGGCGGTCAGGGCTTTGAATTATCAGAAACGAATCAGGATGAAATAACAACCTTGCAAGAGCGAATTCAGAAGGTTCAGTCTTTCTTGGATAAAAATGAAAAACACAAAGGCGGGGTAAAATATCAGCAGATTGCTGAGCGGTTGGATGCCGATAAAGTGCGATTGGCTGAATTAACCAAAGGGGGTGAGCAAAATGGGACGCTGCAAACCGAAACCACGGTAAAACCGGAAGTGCAGACGGGGGCGGAATCGTCCGCTCCAGAGCCGGTATCCAATGCATCAGAAATCCCGCCGGAAGCAAAAACAGTTTTTCATGACAAAATAACTCCGTCAGAAATAAGTCAAAAATGGGGAGATGCCTATTCAAAGGCAGAAACTATTGACGACAAAAATAAACCTATTCTTGCAAATCTGCAAAAAGAAAGGGCGGCGATTCCCAAAGGAGACAAAACCGGCCGGAAGACGGAGATTGACAAACAAATAAAAGATTTAAAAGACGAGACCGCTGCCGCGTATGGCATGGCCGAGATTGATTTTCAGACAGCTACGGACGAATACGCGCAAAAGATCATCGAACGTGCAAAGAAAGAAGGAATTACAGCCGACGACGATACTATTTACGAGGCAATTTCCAATTTATCTGACGGTCGTATGCACGATCACGGTGGTCCGGATACATGGAATGCCCCCCTTGATGATCAGGTTATTGAATATCTGAAAGAGGAACAAAACGAATCTGCCTCGTCAAACGCCGAAACCGTGTCCACGGAACCGAAACCGGCGGAAAACGCGGCTAAAGAACCCTACCAAATGACGAGGGATGAATATGATGAAGGATTGGATGCGTCTGGCGACAAACTGAAACGCGCTGAAATGTATAGAGACATCCGTATCAAAAAATTGGGTAAAATATATTATGAGTTTTCAGGGAAAAAGTCTCTCCATGAAATGGAAATAATTAAAGCTCTCCGAAATGGCAAAACCGTACCTGATGAAATCTTAAAGGATTATCCGGAATTGCAGAAGAAGGAAACAGATACTTTCGGAGATATACCCAAAGTCCAAAAAGAACAATGGGGAAAATATCCTGATAAGCAATTAAAAGAATTTGCAGACAAAGGCATCCCTGGGGCTGAGATTGAAATAGCGAAGAGAGCAAAGAAGGCCGAAGCAAACGAACCCAAAGAAATCTTCATCCGCGCCGCCGAAAGAAGAGACCTTTCCCGCGTCCAGAAATCTTTGAAAGAGATCCCGGATAAATTCGGATATGAAAAAGTCTATCAGAAAAAAGGCAAGCAGGGCCGCGGGTTTTATTATGTCAAGATGAAGGTCAAGGAAGTTAAGGCAGAGAAACAGGAACCGGCGATTTCCGGAGCGCAAAATCTTATTACGTTCCTTCAACGGTCCGGAAAGGTCAAACTTGGAGAAGAATTTCAGGACAAAACCGGCGACGCATGGAGCCGCGCCCACGGATTCAGGGCCAAAGACAGAAGCCGCGAGATGGGAGATATCGCTATTGTAACCAGTAAAAATGGAAAAATGGCAATGGACGAAGCGGCTGATTTTGCAAACGCTGAAGGATTCAGGGATAAGAATGGTGACAAGTTTACCGACAGGACTTTGTTTGAAGCACTTGCTGCGGGAGAGGGCAGAAACATCTTGCACCCCGAACACGCAGAGCGTATAATTAACAAACGGATAGAGGATCAAGCCTATGAAAATGCCAGAAAACAGGAAGAAGAATATTTCGACCGGCAGCGAGAAGCCCTTGCCCAAGAAGGCATTGACGCTACAAGAGAAATCGAAGAAAATAGCGAAAGCGTTCGCGCCGATCTTATTAGCGAGATTGAAGCGGAAGGGAATCTTACCGAAGAACAACTCGAAGCAGCCCACGACGAAATAAGTTCCTTCTTTGACGAAATGTCGAAGGCGGAGGAAACACCCCGCACCGAAACCACCGACGCCGGAGAACAGCACACCTTAGCCGGATTATCAGCCGCCGAAACATTTTCCTTAACAGCCAAAGAACCTGAAACGCCCGTTGTTAAAGGCGCAAAACTCACGCCTAAAAATCTTCAGCCGAAAGAAAAGATCGCGGATATGTTTGGGGATGGGGAAGCCGAAAAGGATGAAATTAAAGAATGGCAGGACATCCCTGAACTAGACGCACAAATCAGAACCATAAAAGAACCCGTTAAAGATTCAAAATACTGGACAATCGAGATAGGTGTTCAGGAAAGTCTAGGTGAACAGGGCGGCGATATTTTAACATGGGAGTATGACGCAAAACCAAATCTTGATGAAATCAAAAATGATATTCTTGCCCACTATAAAGAAGAGAAAATCGAAATCAACAAAGAAGTTGCAATGGGCATTGTCGCTAAATCCGGCAGAGACGAAATGCGGGAAGAAGCGATTGATAAAGTATTAACAAACGGCAAAGAGAAAAGCGAATCGACCACCGATGATTCAGGCGAAGAACAAAGGGAACCGATAACTTCCGATATATTGACCTTGTCCAATTTCGATAGCTTCATGTCGAATCTTAGAGATGGAAAGGGAACCGTTCAGGATGTTAAAGCAGCATTTAATTCGCTGAAGGAATCAGAGGACGCCATAACCAAAGAACTCTCTGCTATGACTAAGGATGCCTTGCTGAAGCGAATGGGCGGCATGAGGGCATACCGATATAAAAATGATAAAAAAGCAGCAATAGTCAAGGCCACTTATAATGATATGGTAAGTGATTTCGCACTTGGCAATGCTGTTTCATACCAACCGTTCAAGGAAAAATACGAAGACGTTATTGGCCGAATGGTTGATAAATATACGGAGGCTGACCTTGCCGAATTTGCAAAGCGCGTTGAGGAAGCCCGCAATGAATATAAGCAGCGGATGGAAAGCAAGATCAAGGCTATCAAAAATCCGGAGACGCTGGAAGAATTTGAAACCTTTATTCGTGTAAACGGCAAAGACAAAATGACACCGGAGCAATCAAGGACATACGATGAGCTTGTTGCGAACAAAATAAGGGAAGGCAATGCAGCCGAATTGGAACGCAAAGCGACGGTAAGGGCTGCCACCGCAAATGTCAATGCTGAAATCATCGAAACGAAACACACCAAGACCGGCGCAGATTTATTTGTTGTTCAACTAGAAGAGCGTGTTGACCGCGAAGTTTATAATGAAATGAACCGTGCCGCTAAAAAAATGGGCGGCTGGTATTCCAGCTATAAAGTAGGCGGCGCAGTTCCAGGATTCCAATTTAAGACCAGAGAATCCGCAGAGGCATTTAAGAAATACGTCTCTGAGGGCGATACGCAGACCGCCACAGAAGTGGCTCTTGAGCGCCGGGAAACCCGCAAAGACGAAAAGAAAGCCAGTGCCATTACAAGACTGCGGGAGATGGCCGCAAGGATTACTGAAAGGGCAAACGAAGAACTTTCTCGGGATCGGCAGACCAATACGGCCAGACGTGCAAGAATGGCAAACAACGCGGAAAATGCTGCGCTAAGAAGTAAACGTATAGCGGAAACCATGAATAATCTGGCCGATGCGATTGAAGCGGGAGAAGCAAACCATCTTTCTGGATTAAGAACAAAAGCACAGATTGAACAACTTAACGGCATGGTGACGATAGCCCAATATGCAGAGTTAAGGGCAAAGTATCCGTCATATTCTGAACAGGAAAAACATAAAGGCGAACCGGCCACGATTGAAACCGTGGATTACTTAGCGTCCGACGTTCACCCAAAAATAAGCAAAGACACCATTCTTCAACTGGCAAACAAAGGACTCGAAAAAGATGGCATTAAGCGTATCGCTCAAAAATGGATAAAGTTGATCGGCCAGGCCAAGGGCGAAAACGTGGTCATCAGGAACGAAGACCACCTTGAAGATATTAAGAAGCTCAATGATTCTGTCGGAGGTGATTATAGTCCGCTCACGTCAATTATTGATAATTCACGGCGGATGAGAGATATGGGCATCGAAACGCCGGAAATGGAACGTGCCGCGCTCAGGGAATTTATTCAATATCGCGCTGGTCTCAAAGAAGCCGATAAAGCTAAAATGCTTGAGCGTTCCCTTGTTGGTAAAAACATCGGGTTCGATTTCTTTCCAACCCCTAAAGCAACGGCGCAGGCTATGGTTGATCAGGCCGATATTTCCGAGGGGATGGATGTTCTTGAACCGTCCGCCGGCAATGGGAACATAGCAGAAGTGATCAGGGAAGCCGGACATGAACCGGATACGATTGAACTATCCGGGCAATTAAAAGAACTTCTGGAAGCAAAAGGGTTTAATGTTGTTGGCGATAACTTTTTAGATTATTCCGGAAAAAAATACGACCGGATTATTATGAACCCGCCGTTTTCAAATAATAAGGACATTGAGCACGTCCAACACGCTTACGATTTACTAAAACCAAATGGAAGAATCGTGGCCATCATGGGCGAAGGCGCTTTCTTCCGTTCAGATAAAAAGGCTACCGAGTTTAGGGAATGGCTGGATAATGTTGGCGGGACTTCCGAGAAATTGCCCGAAGGAACATTTACCGATAAATCCTTAATGGCGACAACCGGCACAAACGCCAGGATGGTTGTGATCGACAAGGGCGTGGAGATGTATTCCGTTGGCGAACAAGGCAAATACACCATGCCCGGACTTAAAGACGTTCAGGACGTTTTCAAGGGGCAAGAAGTATCTGAAGTCAACGATGGATTTCTTATTAAGACACACGCCGGAGAAGTCTTTGTTGAAAGCGTAAACAGCATAGACGCAAGCACCGCGGCTTTGAACATCGGATACAGTAAGGGCAAATTGTCAGAAAAAGAAGTTATTGCCGGAAAATACGACAAAGGGGTTATTTCCCTTGTCAAGGGCGCGGCGGATAAATTCACCCTGTCCCATGAGTCAGTGCATTACATGGAAGACATAGGCGTTATCTCCCCTTCTGAAACATCACTATTAAAACGTCATATTCAGAACCTTGTCAATGACGGGAAGTTTGAAACGGTAAACGAAAAGGATATCGGCGGCGCAGAGGATCGAGCAAACTTCCTTGCGGATGCTTTGACCAGACCGCCAAAAGGTTTACTTGGCCGTATCCTCAACAAGATACATGATTTCATCGATAAACTGGTAAATGCTTTCGGTATCCGCACGATCAGGGGAATCACAAGAGACGTAGAGACCGGGAACATTTACAGCCGACCGACCGAGGAACAAAGGGAAGCGCGGCTGGACTTGGAAGGCGGATTGACGAAAGGCGAAGAATCTGCTACTCAATATTCAATGACCAAAGACAAGGGGACGGCTGACATACCCGCTAAAGACAAACCCCAGGCCGAAGCAGGAAATCCGTTTAAAGATAGTGTTGTGCAAGAACGTGTTACGCATGGGACGGATACCGAATTTGATACTTTCAATT